TTTGTGTATAACTTTCAGCTATCAAAAGATTTTCTATTATAAATTGTGAAACCGGTTCACCTTTACTTTTCATAATCTTAGCACATTCAATAACAAACGTATCTTCTAATCCATAATGTCCTAATGAATCCGGTACCCCTACTTTATCTAATAATGATTTACTTATCAATGTAAACCAACCGCCGGCGAATTTAAATGTTTCTATTTCTTTAACAGCTACTTCACCAATTTGTGGTAAGGTATCTTCATAAACATCTGATATCAATTCATAATCCAATTGGTGATTCCAGAATCTTTCATTAACGATTACATCCCAAGTATTATCCCATTGCTTTACGAATTGAGGCGTAACCACACACATATCCATACCAGCTTCTTTTAACATCTTAAATGATGATGCCGAATAAAACAATGTACTATCTTTGAATATAAAATCACAATCTAACCAAATAAAAAAATCGGCATCTGGATTATTTTTTAAACTCATTCTTCTTTGGGAAACGCATCCTAATATTGTCGAGTTCTTATCAAATCGCAATACAAATTCACACCATCCCAAATACTTTTTACATAATTCTTCTGTTCTTTTTAATATATAATCTTTTGGTAAAAGTGATTCTTCCCAATTAGTTAATTCATCAGATAGACACATAGTAACTTCTACTTTGTAATCTATACTTTTATCTCTAAATACAGAGTTTCTTTTTAGCATGTTTAAAGTTAGTGCTAAATCTTCTAACTCCTGCGGCATCGCAAATATTGTTATAACTCCTTTCATTATCTTATAATTTGTCCATCGGCTTTATCTAATAAAGTTGGATGTTCAACAACATCAATACCACTATTAGTTAAATGCCATCTTAGTAAATATTCATTTCTTAATCCACTATCTTGTCCAGGCCAGCCACCTTGTAAAAACTGAATGTAATTCAAATCATAATTTAAATACCAATCAATTTTTTTATACAATTGTGAATATATTCCCATATTAGTTTGGTTACCAATGGCAAATACATCATAGTATCCTCTATGTTTAACTCTCTCATCCGTTTTCCAATCCCAAACATGTACTTTACTCAAATCCAATGATTCCAAATCTAATAAAGAATCTTCATATTGTAAATCGAAACGGGTTCTAATTACAACATCATATTTTCTTTCAATTAAATCATACGCTTGATATAAAGAATACCACATCGATTTTGAATTCTGAAGTGGTTGCCTCCATAAAGGGTCAACTATTCCTTTATCATCAAATACTTTTGGAGATTCAATAGCAATAGCTTCAGCTTTATACATATTTTTAATCTCCGAAAGATAATTGTCAGAATATTCATATACATCTTTTGGTCTATCTTTGAAAAATTGAGTTGCTTCAAATTTACCACCTGCCCAAGTATGTAGATAAACATCACAATCGTATCTATCTAAATACGATTTTTTTAAATTATCATAACCTATTTGATAATTTCTCGGTTGACCCGAAACTAAAATTGCTACTTTCATTTTTTATATTTTTCTATGAAATCTGAACAAACTCCAGCTGCTTCCGATACATCATCATTATAGATTTCAGGCATAACAGCTATACTTCCATTTATTGGCTGTTTGCCAGGAAATGCCCATATCCAATTTTCTGATGTTAGTGTTACAGTATCGTTTTCGTGCCAAAAATAATTAAATAATTCCAACGAATAATCGATATCAGTAAGGTATAATAAAGCATCTATGTTTTTACAATGAATCCATAAATTTGAACTTCTTTCTTTTAACCAATCCCATCCTATTGGGTATTGTGGGGTATCATGTCCTAAAAATAATTCACCATCTATACCCCAAACATCAATCTCTACATCATAACCTAAATCTAATGCAGTTTGTATATAATCTGGTCTATTTTCTGCTTCAGGTATTTTACCATTCACATTTCCTCTGTGCGATATTAGTATCATATTAATATTCCTCCCCTTCTACAACCTTTCTAGCATCTCCTCTTTCGTGGTTGTGGTTTTTTGATTTAATTGTGTGATACATATGAACTCCAAATGTACCAATTTCAGTTGAACGATTTATTCCACCCTGATTAAACCCAACATTAAACAAATCATGTGCACCTCCCCAAGTTGCATTTGGGTTCAATGCTCTACTTGCTATTTGATGGCAAATACTTAATACATCATTTGTGAATATGTGTAGATTATAATCATTTTGAATATTGTGAGATACAAATTTAATAGATGGGTGTGTATCTGCTTCACCATTTGATGAATATTCTTTATACGGGTCGGCTAATGAACCTGGGGTTATTGGATGATTTGTTCCACCTCTATAATAGGTTGCTAAAGGAGCTACTTCAAACTTATCCAACTTACACAATTCATCGATTTCTGATTGTGGAACTTTTGATTTAGCGTTGTATATTGGTAAACTCCATATAGAATTTATATCAGTATGTTTGTTAAATACTTTGTTAAAGTTATGGGATACACAATAATCGGATTTTAATAATAATGTTTTGCCTGGCTTATTCAATCCATTTTCAACCAACATTCCCAATTGATTAATGATATCTTGTGTTAATGTTTTTTGACAATCTAATTCATCATATGGAAATACAGCCAAATTCTGAATATAGTTATTGATATCCAATTCTTTAACTTTAGCTTCCAACCATTCATTACTAATGGTTTCGGAATGTGTGTTGTATAGGATAAACCAATCCCAAATTATACTTTCACTTTGGGTTTGTAACAAAGAACGTAAGCTATATTCAGCATGTTCTTTTGTTAAGGTTGTGTGTGTTGTAAATATACAATTATTCATAATTTAAAAATTCATCGCTATTGATTAAATTAAGTATTTCTACTCTATTTGATTCTAAAAAATCATAATTTAAAATAGTTGGTATTTCTATTTTTAATTCTTTTCCTATTTGATTTGGCTTTATAACGCCCAATCCTTCATCATCATTTACTACAAATACTTTATATTTTAAATGTGAGTTATTTTTTCTAAATTTTACAATAGACTTCCAAACATCTCCATTCCAACCATACTCCCATATATCAAAATCAGCAGGTACTCTTTGTCTCATTTCTGATATTGGGTTACAATCGTGTAATATTATAACACCATCATCTTCTAAATGTTTAAGAGAATTTTCTATATCTTTATCAACTTGCTCCGTATGATGTAATCCATCTATAAAAATAACATCATACTTATACCCCAAAGTTGGTCCAATAGTTTCAAAAAAATCATCGGATGTTAAATGATAGACAGCTGGGCTATTTTCATCTGGGTCAACGGAATCTTTTATGATTGCATCAACACCACTATAACTATGCCCTTTGTGAACTCCTATCTCCAAATATTTTTTAAATTCTTTTTTAGATAGGTAATGATTTATTAAGATTACTTTATTCATTTAAATAAATTTTAGAAAAATATTCTTTTATAGAACCACTCATCTTTGGATTCAAATTATGTGGTTTACTATCTACAAAATGAAATATTTTTACGGTTGAAACATCTTCTAATTTTAATTCATTTACTGCATCTAAATCGAATAGTAAATAGTTATAATCCGAACTTAAATAAGTTACAAATATTTGATTAGAACCCACAAAATAATCCAAAGCAGGGGTATCACTGTTAAATCTTCTAGTCTGCTTTGATGCTTCTCTAAATAGAGAACTTATTTTTTCATTTACATACTGATGTGTATTTATTATTTGAAATCCTGCATTTGCAGAATATTTATCAAACGGGTCATACCAATTGGGTGCTTCCGCAATCGATATTGCTAAATCGCTTTCTAATTCTAATAAATCAAAGTGTGAATTACACATCATATCACCATCACATTTTATAGCATAATCATATGATTCTTTTAAATATTCAGGTGCATCGCAATACCAATACATAGCATCGGGCCATCTACCTTTTTGTCCGCTTTCAATATATTGAACATCCGAATATTGATTGTAGTTTTTCTTACAATCTCCTTTTACTAACTTAATGTTGTTATCATCGCAAAGCTTTTGAACTTCATCGATTCTTTCTTCATTTATATCTGTAAAATATACATAATCTAATTCTTCTTTGAAATACTTTTGAAAAGATTTCAACATTCTGATTGGTTCTTTGTTTTCGGATAAAATGTATTCCGAATTACCAGCGCAATATACTACCCACTTTCCCATTATTTTTTATAGTTTTCTAAGTAATATTTTAAATCTTCAGGCGTTCCCAACCCCCACATCTTTTCGATGTTGAATGTTTTGATTTTTTTACAATCACCAATTGCTTCGTTGAATACAGGACAAACATAGAATTCATTATTTGTTCTGATATTTTTTTCAATCATTTGTTCAGCGTATTTAACATAATCTGAACCTTTAGCCCAATAGTAAACACCAACAGTTGCAATGTCTGAAATCGGATTCTTCTCTGCTACTTCCGTTACATATCCATACTCATCCACTTTAGCGAATGACCATTTAGGATGTGTTGCTGTAAATGAAAGGATACCACCATCAACTTTTTGTTCAATCATTTTATACATAAACTCATTACTATCCCACTCTACGAATTGGTCAGAGTTTGCCATAAGTAATGGTTCATCGTTGTTAATAAATTCCTTAGCCAACAATGTTGTACAAGCTGCTCCTTCAGTCATACCATCCACTTCTACAATTTTACAATTGGGAGTGATTAGATTTAATAGAGTATCCAAGTTAAACTTAGCTCTATGCTCTTTTTGTACTACATAGATGAAGTTAGCATCTATATTTAGATTATCTACTACAACCTGAATCATAGGTTTACCTTCCACATCAATTAGTGGTTTTGGAAACGTATATCCTGCTGCTGCGAATCTACTTCCAGCGCCTGCCATTGGGATAAGAACGTTCATCTTACCACCTTGCCATTTTGGTGTACTCATAATTTTACTTTTTGTTTCGTCTAATTTACTAATAATTTTTGATAAAACCAAATCTTTTGGATTATCTACTCTTAATATACTTGCTCTACTTCTACTTGCTGCCAATAAACCATGCGGGGAATCTTCTACAATTAGAGTTTCTTCCGGCAAACATCCCATCATACTCATAGCCTTCCAATACATCTCAGGATGTGGTTTAGAGTTCTTTACATCCTCATTAGAGATAATTAAATCCATATACTCAATAATCCCTATCTTTGCTAACATCACCAATACAGACCTTCTAATTGAGTTTGAAGCACATGCCAACTTATAACCCCTATCTCTTAATTCCTTAAATAATTCAATCTTATCTAAGTCGGGTTGTAATCCTGATATAGCTTCAATTGTTAAGTGTTGCTTTCTATTCCACACATGCTCATGTACATCTTTTGGTAATCCTTTGCTTTTAGTCAACATATCTAACTTTTGATTTGTTTTCAAACCATCATATGTAGATAAGTGTTCAGCTTCTGATATAACGTACTTATTACTCTGTCCAATTTCCCAAAGAGCTTGGTTTAGGGTTTTAAAGTGTATTTCTTTTGCTTCTACTAATACTCCATCTAAATCGAAGATAATTAATTTTGTCATATTCTATATTTTTCTTTTGGAAATGTTTCCATATAATGATTCACTTTACTATTGAATATTGAATATGGTTTCCAATTGTTACCTAATTGAATAAATTGCAATTCCGCATTGAATCTATTTCTTTTTACGTTTTCTAAATTTATTGTTTTTATATAATCAGCTTTTGCCCACCAAAAATTGCCAGAATAAAACTGACATAATGGAATTGAATCCAATAAACATCCAAATGTATTATATTTTGTTCTTTCAAATATAGCAAAAACATCATTAACTTTTTCAACATTGAAGTACATCATTAAATTTCTCCAATCTTCTATATTTTCATAATTCGAATCGTTTAGTTTGGATGCTCCCTTTGTGTGAAAGTAAAAAACGTAATCCGAATCATTAAATTTACTACTATCTGATTCTAATAACTCTAATGTAATGAATTCATGCCCTTCCGCTCTAACATCTCTTATTTTGGTTTTATCTAATAGTGATAGAACTTTTTTTGTTGATATGTTTTTGCCTGCTATTGAAATCCCTATATTTAAATTATATTCAAAATTAAACTTACTTTTAAGTAATTCTATTTGCTCACTTATTATGGTTTCTACCCCATCTATTGCATATATGTGATAGTAAACATGTACCATTATAAAGTTTCGTAATAATTGTTTTGCTTCTCTTGTCTTTGAATTGTCTTTGGATGCTTTATACAATACATCTCATCCGATGGAAACGCTGTGTATGATTCAAACCCACCAATTCTTTCGTGTACTTTTCCAGCCCAACCAATCGTTTCTTTATTTTTGTAGATACGGGTCTGAACATCTGGAAAGTTAACCCATCCCTTTTCATCTACTCTCCATCCCCATTTTTGAATATGCTCTTCTGTCAATCCTTCCACTGTGTTTATGCGTGGAACTACAATTAAATCTTTATCGATATTATTTTCCAATATATCTTCCAAATTAACAATAAGGTTTGGGTCTAAATACTCATCTGCATCCAATTGAAAAATCCACTCACCTTTACAATTTGAATTTAAAAAGTTTTTCCAATGAGCAAAATCGTTATCGAATTCCGATTCTATTAAAGTAATATAATCTGCGTTTGCTTGAAGTTCCAAATACTCAACCATTTCGGTTGGTGCTTTGGGTGTATCTAAAAGAACTACAATTTCTGAATTCTCTCCTTTGTAGTTTAATAATTGTGTAACTAATCTTATAATTTCTTCGTGTTCATTACAAGCCGTTATTGCGTAACTTAATTTCATCTATATAACTTTTTAATTTATCGATTGGTTGCCATCCTAATCTTTCAACGGCATCATTATTTAATCTTAATGTTTTTCTATAATTTCCTTTTACATCATCTACATACTTTCTATTTGGGTAATCCAACATATCTGCTAATTCATTCAATGAATAATTACAACCCGTTCCTAATTCCCAAGCATCTTCATGCTTTTCATCGCTTTCAGCTATTCGTATTAAACCATCAACGATATCATCAACGTGTGTAAAATCTCTACGTTGTTCACCATCTCCGTGAATTAAAATTGGTTCATTTTTAGATATAGCATATCTCCAAATTCCAATAACCGCTGCCATGTCAGAGCCAACCAATTCACCTGGTCCGTAAACATTGTAAAATCTAGCTATCTCACCATTAAATTCATATACTTCTTTAAACATCTTAATCCATTCTTCTCCCATATGCTTTGTTAATGCGTATGGCGATAACATCGGATTGTGATGGCGAGATGATGAACCGGCATAAATTAATTTACATCCATTTTTATGTGCATATTCAACAACTTTCTTCGTTCCTTTTACATTACAACTGAACGTTAAGTTTGGATTTTTAAATGATGGCTGTATTCTACTCAATGCTGCTAAGTGAAAGATGTAATCGTAGGATTTATCTTTAACATTATCCATAGCTCTGACATCTCCACCTAAAAAATTTACGAATGGATGAATTTTAGCTTCTTTACCAATAGATAGATTATCAACAACATCTACCTCATATCCTCTTTTGAGTAATTCGGATGAGAGAGCATATCCAATAAATCCTGCTCCACCTGTAACTAATACTTTTTTCATTAATCTTCGTTGTGAGGTTTATTATTTGTATAACTCCAAGAACTACCACTTGGATATCCCGTTGCAGTCGATGTTACAAATTGTGGCGTTGCATATGTAATAGAACCTCCACCCGGTGTTGTTGTGATTACTGCCTGCGTAGTACCTGTTCCGAATGAACCCGAACTACACGTTATCTTATATGGATTATATGGGTCTATATAGTGTGGGTGTTGCCACGTTGGAAATTGTTGTATGTTTGGAACTCCTATGCCCGGTCCAATTGGTGTACCAACTAAATCATTTACCTCTGCTAATTTATCTTTTAATGCATCCCATTGTTTTGGTGTGGGTGCGTATTCGTGGCAGGCTTCTACAAAGCCTTTAAGCCATATAACATATTCTTTTGAATTCATAACTATCTACCTTTTAATTGTGAACGTTTATCTATTCCGGTAACATTCATATTCTTAGGAGTTATTTCATTAACATCCATAGTCAATTCCACTACCTTTTGTAATCCGCTTATTTTATATGTTCTATAAGCATCATTTGTTATAATTGGTACTTTAGCAACAACAGTTTCATAAAACTTTTTAGCTCCGCCTCTCATTTGTAATTTTTCAGTTTCTTCATTTACAAATTTACCAAAAAACTTTTTAATCAAATTTGGGTTTACATTAGATACTTTTACACAATGTACTATATCTTTTCCTTAGGAGCTACTATATTTTTATCATCAATGGATTTACGATATATTGGATTGTAATTCATATTACTTACTTACCATTTTTAATTTAGGTAACTGCATTGGTTGAAACGTTGGTTGTTTCTTACTATAAATACCATACTGATTTAAAATAGTATCAAACAATTTAGTCATTTTTTCCAAACTAAAATTTTGCTTATTTTGCTTACCTAATTGGAATGAATTCACTTTGTACTTATCATAGCTTTTGTAAACATCTTTAATTACTGGTAATGACTTGGAAACATTTACATTAAACCACTTTGCTTCTTTTAATAAAAAGTTATCTGCCGCTGATTCATGTACTTCTTTCAATTCACCTTCTAATAATACTGCTCCACTTTTTAAGAAATCCAAATGACCACTCCAATTAGAAACAATTACAGGCTTACCTGTTAAACTGAATTCTAATAATGGTCTACCAAAACCTTCACCTTTTGTGAAATTTATCATTGCTTTTACTTTTGGATGTTCATATAATCCATTCATTTGAGCAGATGTTAAATCGCCATGCAATAGATAAACCGGCACGCTTTTATAATCCTTACCCAACGTTTCTCTTATTTTAGAAACCAATCTTTCTCTATCCATTATACTAAAGCCAGCGGTTGATGTTTTTAGAATTAGAGCAGGTTTTACCTTTTCATTTTTAAAAGCCATTGCGAATGTTTTAATCATCATTCCCACATTCTTTCTATCTTCTCCTAAATCACCTTTTAACCAATGTCCTACAAATAGGAATGCAAAATCTTCTTTAACTTCATCCAATTCGGAAATATGTGCTACTACTTCAGTTCCAAAATCGTTTTCATCAAATCCTTCAAAAAGAACTTCTACGGGTTTTTGTATCCTATGTTGTGCAATTAATTGCTTAGTTTTATTATCTTGCTCATTATAAACAGTATCAACTAAACTTTTCTTAGCGTGTTCGGATGGAGTTATAATCAAATCCATTCGGTTACATCCGTGAATCCAATCTAATGCACAATGCGTTGTTTCGATTCCAGCAGTAATTCCGATATTATAGTGTCCTAATGGTTGAAACTCATTTGGTACAGTGACCTGAATATATACATCTGGCTTTTGCTCTGGCTTTTGGATAATATTATCTACAATCCATTTATGAAATTCATTATCATAATTTAATGCATCCATTGGAGTTGCCCCCCAACGAATACTAATTACTTTTATTTCGAACTTATCTAACTTATATAATGAATGTAATAAATCTCTCGCATGGTCTCCGTATCCACTTCTCGTTGCTACGGGTGCCTGAAATACTAATGTTGGTTTCATATTATAACTCTATTAATTTAAATTTTTGTTTTGGTTTCCAATTTTCGAATGCACCTTCCATACCTTCCACTAATGCATCACACATAGCTTCTCTACTTAATTTTCCTTCACCCATAAAATGCTTTCTACCTTTTAATCCTGCTGATTTTCTATCTTCTTTTGGCGTTTGATACCAATCCATAATCAATGGTGCTACATCTTCAAAATCAATTCTATCATCAAAAATATATGGAGTAGGAACTGAACCTGTTGTTGAACGAACTGGCCAAATTGGTTTTACCCAATCTCCCCAAACTACACTTGCTTTTTTATGCTTATCGTGTAAAGAACCAATTTCTAAATAATCTTCTGCGGTTAGTAATTTACCCGTACCTCTTTCTCTAAACCCACATTGGTCTTGCAATCCACCCGTTACAGTTGTAATGATTGGAGTCCCTGCCATTACTGATTCCGCAGTTCCTAATCCGAATCCTTCGTTAGATGATAACATAATAGTTACATCTGCCAAATTGTAAAGATAGTTTAATTCTTCTTCTTTTAATTTTTCATCAACAAATATAATATTTGCATCCGGCATTAAATGTTCTGCTGTTTTTATTAAATCAGTACCATGCTCTTCAACGGGTCTAGTTTTCATAACTAAAACAACCTTATCTCTTTTTTCTTCTGGCAATGCTTCTCTAAATGCATTGAATGCTAACATCACATCAATTGGTTGCTTTCTTCTGATATTTCTATTTGTCCAATAAAGAACAAATTCATATTCTTTATCACCAAAAATTCTTTCTTTAAAATCTTTTGGAACTTCTACTGGTTTGTAGATATCTGAACGGATACCATGTGGTACATAGCTTACTTGCCAATCTTCAGGCTTAGTCCAATGTTTTTCTTTATCCCAACTCCAAACTCTTTTAGTAATACCATAGGTTTGCTTTGAGATACATCCAATCCAATCACAACTTTCGTAATAATCTCTATTGTATTTTGGGTCTGGCAAATCATCCCAAATGTGATAAAAGAAAAGGGGAACTGATTGACGAATTTCATGCTCAATCTCATACAACCAAATCCAATATCTAGGGTCGGTGAAGTGTAAGATAGCATCTGGCTTTTCCATCATCAATAACTGACGAATAACATCGGGATTACCATATCCATCAAATGGATAAATTTTTACGTTAGCATCTTCTACGCCTGTTTGCTTTCTAACATCTTCATTTAAATCAAATATTTTTCCTGCTTCAGGGTGTTTGATTGCTGCACCTAATTGTACCCAATCGTATTTGTGAACTGTTCCTAAAACCAATTGCTTTGACATATTGGCTATACCACTAGCCATTCGAAGGTCATCGGACAGTAACAAGATTTTTTTCTTTGCCATAACTTATTTTGTTCTCTTAAAATTGTGAACCACTAATTTGTAATGTAGTGTATTCGTTTAATTGTTTTCTAAATTCTTCGTTTTTCGTATAAAGGTCTAAAGTTCTATTAACAAGTCTTTGAAAATTTAATCCACCTTGAATTGTAGCTATTTTAAAATCCTCATCATATAACCTTTTTATAACCTTAACCGTAGTTAATTTTAAATCTGTCATAGTTAATAATATTTGTATATACATATATATACAAAAAATTATTTTCCATCACAATGTGTTCCATAAAATTCACACCATCCGCATAGTTTAGATGGTTTCTTAAAAAAATCTACATCGGTTCTATATGAACCATCTGGATTAAATACATTATCCACAAATGCATTAAACTCATTCCAAGCTTTATTAATAGATGGTTTACCATTTGCCGGAACGTGTCTACTAATGCGTGGAATTACATAATCAGTATTTTCGGAAACTTTTCTTTTTAGAATGATAAACTCAACATCTATCATATCCATAGAAACTCCTAACATTTCTGAATAGAATTTTTTGTAAAGAAGTATTTGTGCGTTCTTAGTTGGGTCTTTCTTTTGGTATTTACTCCAACCCGATGTAGATGTTTTGAAATCTATAATTCTATACTTACCATCGAAAGTACTTCTAACTACCAAATCTATAAATCCTAAGAAATTAATATGTTCTCTGATTTTTGTATTGATTGGTTGTTCGATTGCTACTAATTCATCATACTTTAAAGAAAAAAAGTTATTGAAATTTTTAGATTTTTGAAAGTAATCTAAAATAAGATTACCATCTTCTAAAAATTCTACTAATTCTTCTTTACTACAAATTGGGTCTTTACCTTCGTTGGATTCTTTGAGAAAGATTTCTCTCATTTTTTCTTTAAGAAATGCTTTCGTATCCATTCCCTTATCCGCTTGTGATTTGGAGATACGAAGGCATCTACTTAAATACTCTTGCAACGTTTCGTGCATTGCTGAACCAAATACTGAATGTATATTGGATGTGGATTGTGATAATCCATCTATGTAACTTAGTTTATATTGTTGTGGGCAACTGCTCCACATACTATATTGTGAAAATGATACTCTAGCCATATAACAAATATACGAAATTTATTTTAATAAACCAAAGAATTATATCTTTAATTTGAGTTTCGTAATTTGTTTTTTATCTATTCCGTATTTCTCACAAATATATTTAATATTCTCCCTACCTTCTCTAGTAGAGTAAAGAATATCAATGTATTCTACTGCCTGTGATTCTGGCACTGTAAAATCTTTCTTAATCAATTCAACTAAAAACTCTTCATATTTATCTTCCGATTTACCCTTTGTATATTTTAAATATTGCTTACCTTTTGGTAGAACATTAATATACAATTTGTACATTTCCTTTGGCTGAAGAGTTTGAGTTAAAGGTAATAATGATGCAACAAGTTCAACCCATTCCGGCTTCATTGATAGGAATCGATTAATCATAAAGTTACTCCACGATTTCAAATCCTCTTCCGATAACTTATCGAAATAGTTCGGGTCTTGCTCCGCCGTAATTGCATTAAGATGGTCGAATAACTTTTTAGCTGCCATTATTTTTCTTCTTTTACACTTTTTAATTCTTCAGGTAAAAATTCATCCAATGGTTTACCGCAATTAGTACACAAAGGTACTTCGAATGGCATTACAGTATCTCTATCACCACCGGTTAATAATTTAGATGCCTTACGGAATCTATAACCTAACATAAAAAGTAAATTACCACATTCACACGGAATATCGCGTGTATCTTTTAAATCGATTTGTGGTTGTTGGAATTGTTCGTTTATCATTTTATAATATTTAAAATTTGAATAATTGTGCTCATAAACACTATTTCTTTATCTACTACTAAAGCATCTTTAGATAATCCATCTGCAATAGTAAGTATTACATTTGCCGTATTTCCACTTGCATATTCATCAACTTTATCATATAACATTGTGTACATTTCTGAATAGTCATTTAAACGATTATCTGCTACTGCTTGTCTAATGTTTATGAATAAGTTTCTTTTATCATTTGATGATTTAAGTAACTCAATCAATTTGGTTTGGAAGTTTGATTCGACCATAATCGAATGGTCTACTTTCAACTCGCCTTTAGCCGATTGTAATTGGCAAGTATTTAAGATTCTACGGATATCAGGGTAATATGAATTGATAATATCAGCCATATTCTTTGGTTCGTACTTAATCTTTTCCGAATCTAAAATCTTAGCAACCTGAACGGCTACATCTTTTTTAGTTGGCGGAGTGATAGCAAACGATTGACATCTACTTTGAATCGGGTCGATAATCTTTTCAATGTAGTTACAAGTCAAAATGAATCTACAATGTTTACTGAATGTTTCCATTAAGTTACGAAGGATTGCCTGTGCATTTGGAGTCATATAATCAAACTCATCCAAAATGATAACTTTAAATCCTGCAAAACCTACCGATGATGCGAAGTTCTTTACTTTGTTACGAACGGTATCCACATTGTTTTCATCCGATGCGTTGATAATCATATGGTCACATTTGATTGTGTTTACGATTAACTTTGCTAATGTGGTTTTACCTGTACCCGCCTTACCATAAAGTAGTAAGTGAGGTATATCGTTATTATCCAAATATTGTTGAATAGTTTCTTTGATGGTTTCATTACCAACGTAATCAGCTAATGTTTGTGGGCGGTATTTCTCCACCCACAAACTATGCTCTCTTTTATTAATATCGTTTGCGAAAAAGCTCATAAATTAATTTTTTACAAATACTCCGTTTACAGTTTTACCTGTTCTATCTTTTATCTCATTCCATGCTGCTTCTAAACATTCAGCTGGCTCTAAACCTAATTGTTTAGATAAAATAATAAGAGTTACAAACGAATCACCGATACCATCTTTGATTTCTTCATCTTTTGATTTCAATAATGCACCTGCCGTTTCGCCTACTTCTTCTAACACCTTTAACATTTGCTTTGGTGCATTATCAGGAACTAAAATTCCCTTATCGTGTGCCCATTGGGTCACATTTTCTATTAAATTATCAAAACTCATATTTTAGTTTTTATTTTCTTGTTGTCTTTGAATTTTAGATTCTTCGCTAATTGGTCTTGGGAATATACTAAATTCCATACCATTTTGTCTGAAAGTTAACTTATCACTTTCGTTTGGTTGAATTTGTAATACCAAAGGAGATGGTTCTTGTCCTTCATTTTGCCAAGCGAATACTATCGGTTCATTATTGAAAAATTGAAAACACCATTCCGCATCTTCTATAATTTTTGGTTGTTCCATTTGAACACTACCTTGCTCTTGTGGAAACAATTCTAATTGTTCGAATTCTTTTTTCTTTGCCATTTTATTAGTTTTGAATTTCTACTAAATAATATTTACAAACGAACTCATCGATAATGAATTCAACGTGCGCCAATCCATCAGCCGATACTTTAAGTTTAGCAGCGGTTGCTTCTTTGTTAGCCGTTAAGATTTCTTTAAGATACTTAGCGGAGAAAGAGATTGGTTTAACTTCACCAGCGTAACCTTTTTCACAAGTGAATGTTACTCTATTTGTAGAAATGGTTGAATAACCGATAGCCATTTTCAAATCACCACCTTCGGTAAATACAGTGAATGTATCGATATCACTCAATGCACCCTTTGCTTTGATAAACTTATCAATCATAGTAGATGCCATCTCAATTGAGATACCAAATTCTGGCAATACCTTCAAATCAGGCACCGCAGGAATTACACCTAAATCAGCCAATTGATATGAAGTTTCGGTTTCATCTGAAACCAATTTTAATACGGTAGCTTTATCGCCAGCCATATCAACATTTAAAGATAAATCATTATCTAAAATGCCTAATAAATTTTTTAACAATGATGTAGTATAAATACCAACATTGAATGGTTTTGATGTAAAGCCATTAAAATCCACTTCACCCAGCATTGTCTTATCATCTGAAATGAAACGTACAGATAATTTGTTTCCTTCTGCGTTCCATGCTACTGATTCGATTACTCCACCTAATGAGTACTTCTGAATGAATCTTTGTAAATTGTTTTTGTTCATAATCTAGTTTTTAAATTTTATGTTATTGTTACAAATATAAGAAAAACTTTTTAATATTCCAAATTAAAAGGAGAAAAACTTCTTAGCAGTTTGGGCTTCCGTTGATGCTTTCTCCCACTTTAGGGCTTTATAAAAATCATCAACTTTGTTTTCCAATTCTGCTTTATAAATCATATCCCTATCAACATATTGCTCTACGAAATCCATAATTTCATTTGGGTCATTATAATCTTTGAACGCCACAGTATCTAACCCCAATGGATTGTTTTTAAGATATACCCACTTTACTTTATCACCATCTCTGATTGGTTCGTGCTTATATGGGCAATTAAAGAATTTCAATAATCGGTTATAAGTGATTCCAGCTTTTACGTGTGCAGGAGTTCCTTTCTCAAAGTTAGCGATTGATAACCCACTATCTTTTCTCCAACTACCATCATCGTATTTACTCAACTCTTTAATAGCCCCACCTTTTGCTATTTTATTTACAGGTAAATTAATCATATTCTTTTTGAACTCTAAAAGAGATTCATCCATATATGCGTTATCTTTACCCATTAAAATATCCTTTAACATCTTAGCCATAAAGTCCTGAAATGCTTTGGGAAATGATGAACGAACTACATCCAATCCCTTTACATCCAACTTATCACAAGGGATACCATTCTTTAAAATCATCCATTGAGCGTAACGTTTCTTAGCTACCCAAAATCCTGCTTTACTGATGTACTCTTTCTTAATCTCAAATCTATGCTTATCTTTTGGTATAAAGAAAAATCTTTCTGCCAACATATCATAGAATGAGTTTAAAAATGTTTGAGTTTCTTCGGCGATTGTATTTACCTCTTCAGCCATTCGGTTTTGGTCAAACTCTTTATAGTTGGGATAACGATGTTTCACCAACGGCTCAGCCATCATATAGATGGAATCCGTATCTATATAAACATTGTAATCTTCTCTTGTTCCGAGTTCTTTCCAGTATTTGATGTTTGCCATCTCTGCTGTTTTTTTGATAACAGTCTGACCGGTGATTGTAACCGCTTCTGCATTATCAATATCATAAAACCTAAAGGCAGGAAGACCAAGCACGCCATACATAGAATTAAGAAGAATCTTCTGAACCAACTGCCGTTTTGCATAGAATTCATATTTTTCTGTATCTTTTGCTTCTCCATATTTTTTTTCTAATTTCCTAAATTCAACACGTTTTTGAAACCAATCATTTAGGATATCTGCGATTAGACCCGGCTTATCTTGTGTATAAAGAACTCCATTTGCAGCAACACCTAAATTACTATCTTTAATAACTTCTTTTAATTCCTGTGTACTATATTCGTAAGTATCACCATCCTTACCCACTAACTTATATGTCTTTTCAGCACCTCTAATATTTTCCTCTGCATCCCAATTCTGAATCTTACCAACTTTGGTTTCTGGCGAAATGTTTAGAGTCATAATGATTGATGGATATAGTGATGTTAAATCCAAATCATAAATCCAATCATACTTACCAACGATAGGTTCTTTTACATATGCTCCTATAAACTTCTCCTCATTGTTATCTCTAAGAGCCTGCATCCTTTCCTTCCTATCTTTTGGTTTATTAGTTGCTACCAATCCTTTCTTTTTAAGATATCCCAAACAAGCGCCTTCTAACCATTTAGATGAGAAAATATAATCCTCATATGGTACATATCCGGCGTGGCAAACTGCTCTACATAATTCAATGAATTGAAGTTTCTCATCCATTGCTACAACTAAGTCCACATCGACAATGTTATACTCAATGAATTTTTCCAAATCATTTTCGAATAAATCATCTAAACTTCCTTCGTACTCAACCTTACCTCTACCCAATTCTTTAGTAGCGATATAGTTTAGGGTATAAGATGCTTCTAATGTATATGTGTAAGTTTTGTATAGATTGATATAATCCAAAATACTTACACCACCAAAACTAAACTTTTCTCTATATGGAGACCAGAATGCCTGACCTATTGGTGATAATCGTTTAGCGTTACCTTCACCACATACGTTTTTTAATCTGTTATACAAATATGGAATATCAAAGAAATCTATATTCCATCCGGTGAGAATAGTTGGATTAACTTCTTCGTAATAATTAAGGAAAGCATATAGTAGATTTTTCTCATTGTCAAAAATGTGAACGTTAACTTCTCTACCATCTTTGTTAAAGTTTTTGGCATTGTTTTTTACTTTTCTTTCTTTATCTAATACGAATACATCATACAATTTAGTTGCTCCATCGTGAGCCGCTATTGCAGTGATTTCGTTCTTTGCTTCTTTTGTGTTTGGTAGACCTGTTATCATTTCCACCTCAATATCAAATGTAAGAACTCTATGTCCATTCGATGGTAAATCGTTATCGTAGATATCTACTAACACTCTCGTTGTTTCAGGTACATCCGATTCAAATAAATCTTCAGCATCTTCCTTTTCCCACTTACCAATTTTAGTTAATTTATCGCCATACATAGAACGATACTCACCATATGGGTCTTTCTTATACGCATACTTTCGGTATGGAAATGTTTGATATCCACTCTTATCATCCCATAAGTGAATTAAGTTCTTCTGCCTTTCGTAATAAATGTTTTGATACATTAACCTCTTAGTTTTTCGTTTAATACTTTAATCATTCTACTATCGTTTAACGATAGTTCCTTTGCTCTCTGAATTGCTTTATTCGATAATTCTATTCTATGATGTTCATCATCTAATATTTTATCTAACATATCAAACAAGTCCTTTTTATATTTAAAAAATAAACCATTTGGGTCTATTTCTTTGTAACAATCTGATTCCTGAAATATCATAGGAGTTCCGTTCATCATACAATCGGTAGCCGCTACACTCCAACCATAATTAGTCTGCCTCATTTGAATTCCAACTGAACACGATTGTAATTTTTTATAGTAATCATGCTTAGCTACTTTAGTATTATCAATCCACCCAAATTCAGGCTTACCATCTAATTGTGGCACCCACACTTTGAAATCTTGTCTACGCTCTCTATATTCCTCCATTAATTTAATAAAAGATGGATATCCCTTATATGCGGCTGCTCTATGATTGAATACAATAACCTTTTCTTTTGGTTGTAGTGTTTCTATAATTTTAGTATCATCTATACCTAAATTCCAAACCACTAATATACTATTTAATTTTTGAATAAACAAATCATTGAACCACAATTTTGCTTCTTCTAAAACTCTATCTTTTTGTTCTTGCGTATTTAAAAAGCAAGTATCCATTTGAGATACACCCAATAATTCTATTGGCATCCATCTCCATTTATTTTTTCTATCTTCCGCATTGCAGGTTTTCATTTCCCACCAATGACAATACCCAATAATTTTTGTATTGAAGTCGTTTTTATATCTACCAACTTGCGGCCAATCAGGTAAATGGGAATAAATTACATCATACTCAATTGTTTCCATCAAACGATTCATATCAGGTGGATATGTTCTCATTTTAATCATATCACCTGAAAATTGAAGTATGTGTTGCTTTACATTAATTAGATTTAATTTCTTAACAGGCTGTGGTAATATAATATTCCAAAAGTATTCTCCATGTGATTCCAATGATTTAATATGATTGTAAATAACATCTACAAACGAATCTTTTTCAATATTGCCAGAATTAGTAATATTTGGTATTACTAATACTTTTCTAGCTTTTTTATAATCAATGGTTTCCCAAAATGCCATACTATCTTCCTACTTCTTTTAAATAATGTTCTTTCATTTGCTCCCAAGTCATTCCGATTGCATTCACATAGAACAATACTTCGGGTTTAATTCTACCTTCTTCGTGTAATTTTGTATATCGTTTAATGGCTTTATCTTTCCACCATTTTATAGTATATTCATTTCCTTTAGCAAATTTTTCATTTAATACTAAATCCGTTTCTTCTATTTTAGAACAAAGAAAGTCATTACCATTCTGATACATTTGTGCAAAGTAAACACCTCTTTGGAATCCGTGGTCATAAGCGTTACCTTTAATTCCTAACTCTTTGAAAATTGCCTGAATAATCTTTTGTTTAATTCCACTTACAGGTCCGTTCTTTTCGTATCCCATATTAGCACCATTACGTTCCCTTTCATCCATAATGTTTTTCTTATACCATTCTGAACGATTTTCTTTTAACCATTGATGCCACGGGTCATATACTGAATCATCTGGCTTTGTAGAAATCTTACCTTTAGATTCTCCTAATGTTTTGAAATGTGGAATACCATTGTATTGAGAATGAATCCCATACAAAGATGTTGTACCTACTCCAACTAATGGGTTATCATATTTAGTTTTCCAATATGCTCTAATTTCAGGAGCGGTTGCTAATGCTGCGATTAACTTACCTCCTAAGAAATTATATCCAAATGGTTGAGTTGATACGATAGTTGTAGCAATAGATGTACAATTCAATTTACCTTTTTCAAATTTATCTTCTTTGCCCCAACCAATAAATTCATCTCTAACTCCTAATGAAGTGATATCTGACCCTAAACAAATTTGTCCTAATATCTTTCCGCTTGTTCTATCTTTAACGTATATCTTTACGTTTCTGCCAGGATTAGCCTGAAATTCCATTGTATGTATTAACTTACGAATTTCAGTCCAACGAGTGGATTCTTTCGGGTCATCTTCCACAATTTCCACATACGGGTCAATTGCTTCAATTTCTGAAATAGTTAATTCTTTATTCGTAATATCAGTTGGTTTCCACAAAGAATCATAATATGATTGCAATACAGGCAGACGTTTCATATTTGAAACTCTATCTTCATTCCATTCAATCCACTTCTTATATAGAGTTTGTTCCTCTACTGACATTTCTTTAAGATAGTCCAAATTCTCAATGAACTTCTTCTTCATCACATCATAATCGAATGTGGCTGTGTTTGTTTCTTCTCCTGTATCCCAAAATTTCATATTACAAATATAACAAATTAATTTTAAATTACCAAAATTTGGTATCTATTTCCGTTTCTGGTGCGATTGTTGTCCAATGTTGGATATCCTTATTGAATGCACGGGTATCTTTTGGATAAGGTCTGATTTCATGCTTAAAGGATTTCATAATTGCTTTCTTTTCCTTCTTATCAGCTGTGATAATTTGCAGATATCTATGCTTTGGTGGTTCTTCCCTTCTCCAAAATTCCTTATATCCTTGCTTACCAATTTCTCTACGAAG